ACCATCACTCAAATATTCAGCAAAGCCCCCAATATGTTCACCGCCAGATACAATCAGAATATCTTCGACCCCAAACTTTTTTAGTGTTTCTAATGGATAAGTAATCATTGGAATATTTAATAATGGTATAAGGTGCTTATTTACTACCTTAGTAGCTGGCAATAACCTAGTTCCCTGACCACCCGCCAACAAAATTCCTTTCATGCTCCCCATTTCTCCTTGAATTTTTCTCTGCTTTCGTTCATCAAATCTGGTGTTTCTACCATTCCCGTGCTAGTACCCCCAATCACATGGTAGGTATTTACCTTTTTAGTACTGGCGTATTTTTTACCTGCTTCATCCATTCTTTTGAGAAAATCTAAATCTTCTAAATAAACAAAAAACTGCTCATCAAAAGTTCCAATTTCTCTAAAAAGGGATTTTCTAGCCAAAACGCAGGAAAAGTCCCGAAAATCACTAAAAGCCTCTCTAAAATCCCGGCCCTCCCAAAGTTTTGCCTTATCAGAAGCCTCCACAGCCCTAGAAAATGGTTCACCGTACATAGGGGTCGCCATAACTAGGTCAAGGTCTTGTAGAGCCTCCTGCAACCCCTCAAGCCAAGAGTCAAAAACCATAGTGTCATTATTAAGCAAGCAAACATATTCGCCACTACTAACTCTAATTGCTTGGTTCCAAGCAGCGGCTATTCCTTTATTTTCCTCATTTTGGATAACTTTATCCGCTTTATAATCGGATAATCTTTGAGGCTTTATCGGAGAACCATTGTCGACAAGAATAATTTCATAAGGTAATTTTGTGTGTTCCCTTACCGAACCTATGCAATTACCTGTGTAATGAAACAAAGGATAGTTGAGGTTATGGCAAAGGATAATTATTGAAGTTAATCCTGCGACTTCGCTAGGGTTATCAGCAACATTTTGTTGGCTATCAACAGTAGTCCACGTTTCTTGGGTGCTAGTTTCCGTATCCTGCATTTATCCTCCTTACAGTTTCTAATAATTCACTTTTACTAAAATTAGCAAATGCTTCTAGGTCTTTGGGCAAACATTTACCACCTGCACCTTTGTGGCCTTTATGACCTACGTAAAAGTGGTGCTGGCTTCCCCAGGGGTGTTCCAGCAACCTATCTCTAATATAGGTGTAATTTGCACCTATTTTCTGCGCAATATCATTCATCTCCTCGGCAAAGACCACTTTCAAAGCAAAAAAGCTGTTAAAAACATATTTAGTCATTTCGGCAGTTATTGTATCCGTCATTTTAGGTTGAAGGTATTTATACCTAGCATCATAAATAGCTTTTACCTCATTACCGTAGTTTGGACTATCAGCTCCAATTACTACCATTGAGGGTCTTTTGGCATCTAGTTCCCATCGGCTTTCGGTAAGAAATTCTGGGTTGGAAACTACCCTATCCATATTCATATTTTCCATAATGGCTCTGGCAGTTCCTGGAATTACTGTGGAGCGGATAATGTAGAGGGGATTCGCCCTTATCCCCTCAATTTGCTTTATAGTGTCCCTGATTGCCCCTGTATCACAGGTACCTTCCTTGGTAGGCGTGGGCAAACAGAGAAAAACGTAGCGGCAATTTGCAGCATCATTTAAGGTTATATTGCTATCTCCGTTTATATCAAAATGTTTGGTTATTCCAAAAGCTAGGGCGGTGGCACGTCCTACGACTCCAAATCCGATTATGCAAGAATTGTCCATATTTAGTAAAGTAGAGGCTCAAGCTCTTTCTTGAAAATTGTATCGAGGTTTCTTTCTTTTCTTAATTTCGTAGCTAGAGCCATCTCTGGATGTTGTAATCTGGCCGATATCGCACCTGCTGTACCGTAGTGATAATCTTTTTCATATTTCTTTCTTTCTTCATCAGATACATTCTGAGGCCCGTAAGCGGTATTGGTATTGCCATCCATAGCGTTCATTATGTCTATATTGCTCGAATACTTCCTAAATATGGCGTTTTCACCAAATATATCTCTAAATGGCGGAAAGTCAAAGTTAAGTACCACTACCTGTTTAGTCAATCCCGCCTCTTGGGTAATAAGAGAATAGCTTTCACTAGCCGAAGGCATAATAAATACATTGGAAAGAAGCTGGAAATCTCTTACCACACTTTGAGGCACTTCTACCTTCCAATTCTCGTTTTCTTCGCTGGTAAAGGTAATTTCGTTGCTGTTTAGGCCATAATCTATGGCTATCTGTTTTAGTTCTTCCCGATAAGTAATCTTATCCCCACCTGTAGAGTGGAAATCAATTATTATTACTCTTACCGATAGGTCAAAGTCTTTCAGTTTAGCCATTGTTTTGATAACATACTGAACCTGTTTACCTCTATCCAGCCTTATTGGATAAGTAGTAATAGCGTCTGCTGAGAGTATCTTTTTCCTATCAACCACCTCTTGTACTTCTTTACTTATACCTAAAAATCCGCAAACATCAGTTGGGTGATGGACTACTTTCACCAGTGCATCACTTACCCCAAAGTTCTCGGCTATTCTGGGTATTGAATAATGATTAAAGAAAACATAGTAGGAGTTGGGGAAGGGTTTTTGGACTAAATCAGTATATTCGCTACCAAAATCACGCAACGCTCCTAAAGTAACAGGAGAAGTAGCCGAGTGTATCCAATGCAGCCATCTGACGTTTTTCTTGGCTGCGATTCTTCTTGAAGCAAAGTTATGTTTAAGGTGGGCTGGCTGATAAATAATATCGTGGGTCAGTACTACGCTACCGTCAGTAATTATCTCATCCAGCCTTCTTTCAATATTAGCCACATCTTCATCAAAACTGGGGTCTTTTTTTATCTCATTATGACAAGGAACTAGGGGTATCTTTTCTATAGTTACATCTGGGTGGGCATACATCTGGTCTGGCTGGAAACTTTCCTGGACAATAACAGTAACTTTATACCCGTTACGGGTAAACATCTTTATTTGGTCTTGGACTACTCTATTAAGACTGTAGGCTTCGCTAATTTCTGAAAATGCGGTAAATAAAATGATTTTCTTGGAGTCAGTACCTTCCATCACTATCAATCTAACAAACTATTGCTTATCTGTCAATGTCCTATAATACTAATCGTACACTATAAATGCTTCTCCATTAAAGGGGGCTCCTTGCTCTAGTTCTACATAAAGTCCCCTTGTCATATTTATTGGCCTAGCAGGAGTAAAACAGGTGCTTTCACCTGTATTAGCAGCCACCACAAAAGCGTCTGCCGAAGGAGCAGGTTCAGCCGCACCATTAGCCGAGTCATATACTCTTACCGCTGCAGCCGAACCACCAGCAGTAATTACAACAGCAATCACCTCTATGCCACCCGCAGTTGAAAGTTGTTTGCTGGTTTCGTTGCTGGTTAGAGTATATTTATATCTGGCTCTGCTAGGTTTGTTTATCATAGATTAAAAATGACCTGGCTTTCTCTTAAAGGAACTCATAAATTCATCATCAGTCTGTAAACCTTCGCCATACCAAGGAATCCCATCTCTATCGGTTCCTTCTCCTTGGGGTATCCCGTCAGGGTCAACTAGTCTGGCCGCCTTTTCTCTATCAGAAAATTCCTGTGGAGTAATGAACTCCTGGCCTTCTTCTGCTTTTGGTTCTTCAGTATGCTGTTTCTCGTGTTGTATCACCGCCACTTTATAGTCGTTAGCATAATCTCCATACTTACAAGTAAATTTACCTTCCAGTTTCACTTCTTCCAACCAAGGGTAAGTCTGTTGCAATCTATTAGCCACAGGGTTATCGAAAGTTTTAGTTTCCCCTAAACCAAGAGCGTACATTTTCTTCTGGAATAAAAAGTCTTTTATTGGTGCTCCTTTTTCCTTCGAGTTAGTTAATGTAATCATAATTCTCCTATAAAGTAGTAGTTGTGCTGGTAGTAGTACTAGTAGATGTCGAGGTACTAGTAGAGCTACTGGTACTGGTAGTCGTTGTACTGGTACTCGTAGTAGTCGTGGAAGTTGATGTACTGGTAGTCGTCGTTACATCCCCAAATACCCACTGTGTACCGTTATAAACTACCCACTGGTTAGTATCATTTTTGAAAAAGAAATCACCCTCCAACGGTTCGGCTGGAAAGGTTGTCTGGACTCTTCTTTTGCTTTCAAATGAACTAAATCTAGTCATAATTTACCCCGTAGTCGAAGTACTAGTACTGGTTGATGTACTGGTAGTAGTACTTGTACTTGTAGTAGTAGTACTAGTACTCGTACTCGTACTTGTTGTCGTACTTGTGCTAGTACTCGTAGTGCTAAAAACATAAACCAACCAGTTATTACCCGAATATCTAGCCCAAGCGTTAGTACTGGTATTGAAATACTCATCACCAGATATTGGCCCGGTCGGGTCGCTTGTCGCTGTTCGTATTCTTCCCTTTAGATTGCTTAAATGTGTGTCAGCCATAGTTTATCCTTATATAGTCGTAGTAGTACTTGTACTAGTAGTCGTGGTACTGGTGCTAGTCGTAGTCGTACTGGTGCTGCTACTGGTGCTGGTTGTACTGGTGCTAGTCGTAGTCGTACTGGTGCTGCTACTGGTGCTGGTTGTACTCGTGCTTGTTGTTGATGTACTGGTAGTCGTTGTCGACGTTGACGTTGTGCTAGACTGCGCAAACGCCAAACCTCGCCATTGAACACCATCCCATCTCATCCAAGTATTCTGGGTAGTATTGTAGTATTCATCCCCCACGTCAGGGCTGCTTGGGTTTCCTGTTCCTGTTTTTAGATGTCCTCTTAAACTTGATACTTTAGTTGTTGGCATAAAACTCCTGACTTAACGGTTCTGGACAAGGGGGCCGAGTAAGCCCCCTTCGCCCAATTAGTTACTAGCCACTGTAGGCTGCCCCATCCCCTTGTGAGCCCCAGATACCTCGCCAATCAGACCAACCACGAGAAAATCGTTGTCGGCTCTTAAATAGCGCCATATCGGTGTCAAAGGAATCGTCCTGTTTGAATTCTGGCTTTATTCTGTCAAACCAATTTAGCTCATGAACACTTGAATCAATCAAGAACCAATGAGTTGCGTTTCGATCCATGTAGATCCAATCGATTATCTTTAGCTTTCCCTGATAAACATTAGCGTCATTGTCCGCTGTACCAGGTCGGGAAGGCGTATCAACTAGGATATGGGCTTCCTTTGCTAAATCGATAGGAACTAACAATGTATCGGGCATTATATCGATTCTTTGCCCTTTGTCATCAAGCTGGTTTCTCGCTGCAAGCAAACCAGTTTCCAAGTTTTCCTCGGTAAGAGTTATACCTGTAGCTGATGCATTGCTTTGAGAAGCACCACCATCGCTTCTTGGGTGAACAGTAGAAGCGAGCTCTTGCCCATCACCACCAAGATAAGAGCTGTTGAAGGCTCGGTTTAATACCTGAGCAGCTTCTCGTTCTCTAGTTCTTCTAGCACTTCGTGCTAAAGCGGCTGGTTTCTTGTTGATAACATTGTAAAGGTCGTCTTCCCACATTTCTCGGCTGACCTTAAAGCCTTTGGTGTACTTGAGATGGGTGTACACCGTGTCATACATCTGGACTGGGTCTTCGTAATCAATCGGTGCGCCTTCTGCGGTTTGCTGCATGTAGCCAAACCCAGTTACACCACTGTCACGCTCATCCTGTTTTCCTGATGTATTTACGTGGAATATTGAGTTAAGAACCTGCGGAACCTCGTTATATCGGTCATCAAAGATTTCCCGAAATCCAGGCTCAAGCAGGTCACCGAAATCTGATCTATAAGTTGCCATATTTCTTTACCTCCTTAAGCTGCGACTTTAGCGTTACCTTGGTCAACGCCAACCGCAAGTTCCCCTTCTGCGATTCTAAATAATCCTTTGGAGAGATCGCCGTCTCCATCGGGGTCTAGCTGTACTAGCTGAAACTGTCCGTTGCTATCAGAAGCAGATGTATTATCAATTTGGCCTGAAGCGGCCACTACGTCAAAACATTGAAGTAGGTTCGTTCGAGCCAAATCCCCATCTGCATCGTTGTACCAAAGGACATCTCCTGATGGGTCACAAGCAACCGCCCCCGAAACGAAAGTTTGTCTCGTTTGGTTGTCTGAAGCGGTAGCTGCTTGGTCATCCTCAGTTAGAGTCGCCCCAGTTGTGGGTGCTCCGAAGGCGAACAAGTTTAACCCATCATTCTCACTATCCCCGCCATAAAGACCGACAAGAACACCAAGAACTGGGTTTCCTGCTGCTGCCCGTACCAAGAACCCACCTGTATTTAGTCTAACTGCATCACCAATTTTTAGGGTTGAACTATTAGCAACCCTAAAGTTGACGGCAGCGGGTTCATCTTTCCCAGAAAGGGACTTTCTGAACCTGAATCCTGTACTTGCACTATATGCCATATTTTTAGTCTCCTTTTGCTATATCTTCAGCAATTTGTTTTTTTCTTTCTAAGTATTTATCTTCGCTTATCTTCATCTTCCTAGCTGTTTCCCGTTCTGATGGTGTCAAACTCAAATCAGAAGTAGATCCGCTAGAAGAAGGTATAGACCCGATTGCTGCTCCTTCGTTTTCCCTACTTTGCGTCAATGCCTTTAACTTCTCTTTTTCTATCAGTTCATCCCGATTAGCTAAAAAGAACGCATTTTCCAAGTACTTAGGCAACCGTGCCAAAGAAACACCGTTAAGTATTTCCTGATAAGTTTTGGTTCCACCTGGATCTAGCATTTCTGCCAGGGCGGTTCCAAGTTTAGTGTGCGCTTCTCGACGTTTGGTTGGGTCTAGGCCATCAAGGCCATATTTCCTCTCAAACTGATCGATAATTTGTGCCTCCAAAGCTCTCCTAGTGTCTGTATCAACAGGACTAGGTGTTTGGGGACTGCCCTCCACATTAGTTTGGGTTTGGCCGTTTTCGACAGGGACTCCTCTTTGCTCTTTGATTTTTTTATCAACAGCGTTATAGACATCCTGATCGGCCCAGATAGCTTGTAAAACAACGTCCATCTGTTCCCTAAACTTTCTTAGTTCTCCAAGTTCGTTTGAGGAATCACCCAGTTTCTTTTCTAGCTCAGAATAAGCCTTAGCTAGTTCTTCTGGGCTTTTTCCAGCGAACTTGTTTTCTGAAGGTGCTACCTGTTTATCAGTTGCTTGTCCAGTATCAGGCGTTACTGGGGCCTTTGGTTCCTCAGGTTGTCCACTTTGTGGGGCCTGATTAGTTTCATCTAACACTTTGGGCTCCTTTCCAGAGTTGTCCAAAAAAATAAGGCACTCGAAAAATCGAGTACCTTCCTATTTATAATGTATTATCTAAATTATGAACTATGCTAACTCAAGTTGTCAAGCTATCGTTTCTTTTTAGTTCTAGTTGGTCGTTTTCCAGAGGCCACCAATCCCATAAACCTGCGTTGTTTGGATGTCAGTTTATGACCTCGAACTTCTTTATCGTGCAAAATCTTCTTAGCTTTCGATTTACTTAGACTTTTAGCCATTATTTCTTCTTTTTTTTCTTAGGTTTTTTATGTCCAGGACTAGATTCGTAGTCCCTCCTACCCGATTTGTGGGGCATTTACACTACCTCCTACACCACCCTCTATCGGCTGCTCTGGCGGTAAACCACCACCTAAGCCAGTCGCAGGACTTTGAGATGTTAATAATCCAATTAAAAGAGCATCCAATCCCATCCCAAGTAAGTCTTTTAGGGTAATTGCTCCAAGAGGCGGAACTTGGGCTGCTTCTGGAGCAGGTAAACCACCTTGAGCTTGGGGAATTCCACCTAAATCGCCTCCAGCCAAACCTTGATCGGGATTAAATTGTTCTAAACTAGAAGGGCCTTGCTGAGGGATACCTAAATCGGGTGCTACTGGAGGTTGGCCAAAATCTGGAGGCAGAGCGCCGCCAACTGCTCCCTGTTGAGGGGCGAATTGCTCGGTAAGAGTATTTTTTATGTTGTCTAAAAAGTCAAATTGAGGCATATTATTCGTTTTTTAATCTCTTTTCTAATTCTACCACGCTACCAGTAATTATGTAAACTAACTCTGTCAAAGAAGCAACCTTTCCCCTAGAGTGGGACTTCTCTATTGCTAATGCTTGGGGGTCATTTTCTTTAAAATTGAAGAAATACTCCTTCTCATCGTCAATCATCCGCCTTACAAAGTCCTTAAACTTACCAAAATCCTTGTTTTTGCCTAAATTTGCAAAGAATTGGAGTTCTTCAATGCTCATATCGTCAATCATTTTGCGTATTTTAGGAGAAACCCGTATTTTTTCCATTAAATAGAACTTGGTACTTGGCCACCACCCTGAATTAACGCTGGAATCGTATCTTGTATCTGTTGGTTGCCTCCTGATTGGTCACCAACTAGCTTAGTCCTTCCCGCCTCCGGGCTTTGCTGGTCTTGCGGTCTGGGCGGCAAGGTTCCTTCGGCAGTGGTTCCAGCTTGGTTCCTTCCTGTTTGGGCTATCAATTCACCAATTACGTGGTCAATAAACATTATAATAATAGTGGATTCGTTTGGTAACGCCTGAAATACATCAGAATTCATAAATTCAGCGTGTAATTGGGTATGAGCGGGGCTGGCGTAGGGCGTCGGTGGAACATTTTGCCCCTTCATCATCAATTCGTTTTCTCTCATGGCCAGTTCTACCTCTTGTTGAAGCCTAGCCTCGGGAACATCCTGCTGAACCTCTTTTTCTATCTTGTAATCGTCTGGATTAAGATCGTTTACTTTTAATAACTGGTCGCCAAGTTTCACTGGATCAAAACCTACACCAGCTATCGCCAACTGGATTAACCTGTCATACATCTCCGTAACTTTACTTTGCATAAGGGGCTTGGAAATTGGTAGGCTGCTTCCCGCTGCAAATTTTATATCATAACCACCCCTAGCTACTGGAATAAAGTACTCTGGTTTTAATCGGAAAAAGCTGTTACCGTTTATCGGTCTTTCAATCGGATTTCCGACCTCGTCAAACTGGAGTTCTTTGTTTTCTAGTCGTATTTCCTTAAATTCTTTTTTGAAAGGTTCCCCTTCAATAACCTCCACCATTCCCTGCTGGGCTAACTTGGCAACTTCGGCCTTAAATTCTTGAGTACCTTTTTGGCCAACTATTTTCTCCAGCCTTGGCTGGGAATAAAACTGAATTATATTGGCTACTCTTAGCCTCGCTATCCTGACCAAAAATTCTCTCTCCAACAGCCTCATCTTCAGTCTTATTCTTTTAAGAGCGCTTTCCTTTAAAATAGCCGCTTCAGTGGCGGTTCCTGGCGTTGGTAGAGAAGCGCTTCTTGGGTCGATCCCAGTTGAAATGGTGGCGTCGTCGCCAAGAAGTTTTATACTCATTTCTACGCTTCTGGGTATATCACCGTATTCTATCGGTACGGCGTCATTAGGATTATCGCTAGGGATCATCCCGTGAGGCCTGGCAATTAAATCTTCATCGTTCAAACCAAGGTTATTGCTGACCAAAAACATCTTGTCTATATCAAGGTGGTTTCGGTCAATTACCATTCTTCTAAGAGTGTTGATTTCGTCTTGGGTTGATTCAAGTATTTCGGCCTCCCCCTTGCCATAAAAACTGTGAGGTCTTTTTACGTCAACTACCCTTGCAAATGGGAGCTGTTTGTGACGGTAAATATTAGGGCCATTTCTTATCACCACATCATTGGCCACGATCATCAAGGTGTCGTCTGGTTTTTTGGCCCAGTACCAAAGCACCTCGACCTCTTTGCTGTGATCTATTCCTTGCGGTGGTTTGTAAAACTCGTAATACTCGGTATCACCACCTGGCTTTACATATTTTGCATTATCTAGCGGATTCCAAACATCTCCGTTAAAGAAAATATTGAAATCGTCAATATTCATTATGTAGCGACGGATACAATCTCTTGCTGCGTAAGGGCCATCAAAGCCTCTGGCTTTCTCGTCAATGTAAAAATCATTTAACTTGACTGTTTCCATATAACAGTCGTCATAATCGAAGACTTCTTCCTCAACAAACTCCTCTTTACCTTTCTTATTTAACTGCAGGTGCCTAACCAACCGCCTGTCTTTGAGGTAGTATTCCTGGGCAATACCAGTTCCGTAAATAAGGGCGTCTTTTTCCACGTTATAGAGTTCGCTGTCGCCGTCGGCAACATCCCAAGTGTATTTGAATATATGGCTCATTACGGTAGCCTTATGCTGGTCTTCGCTACTTCTAGGTAAAATTAGAGGCTGGGGGGTCTGGTCAATAATTTCCGCTAATGCTGTTTCTACAACAGCAGTGGTCAGGGGAACATAGTGATTACTCTGCCAATCATTACCCTTTTCCCGTTCTTTCCTTTGGGCCTCCCATTGCTTAGCGGCTTTATCCCACTTTCTCTCCGCCTCGATTCTATCGGAAGAATCTTTCATGTTTTGGTAGCGGGTATAAACCCGTTCCAAAGCCTCCGCTTCTTTATCGGTTGGTTTATATTCCGAACGAATTTTTGGTTTTTTATCTATTGCCATTTAGTTAATATAAGTAGCGGCCAGCGAAATACTCCTTTTTCTCTCTTGGCCTAGCTAAAAGAGCCAGCGAATAGGAAAGGGCGTCTATAACATCGTCGTGTTGTCCCCTGGGAAATCGCAGAAGCTCATCCTCCAAATATTGGTTGTTCGGCATCTGTTTCCAGTGGAAAACCTTCCCCGCCGCATAAAGGGGTTGGAAAGCCTGGATACGCTGATCTTTGCTTCGCCCACCTGGCCTAACTTCTTGTATCGGCAGGTAACGCCCTCTCCTAACCGCTTCCTCTCTTATTGAATAAGCCAAAGCCTTTTGGTAAGCCACGTCTTCGATTCCAATTCGATTGGGGTGCCAACGCTCTGTTAGTTTAAACAACTCGTTAATAATTTCTGTCGGTTTATACTTGGCCCTGACCACTTCTCTTAAGAATATATTACCATATTGGTCGATTGATGTAACTACAATAGCCGTATAATCAGCTTGTTTTTCCATTGAAATGGCGGGATCGACAGTTATGTAGGTATGAAATAGCTTGCCTGGAACGTCAGCTGGCTCGTAATAGTGAAACCATTCTTTTTTGAAAGTAGCATCCTCGGAGGGCACGGCCTCATTAAGATACTGGGTGCTAAATTCGTAGGGCCCCTTCTCTCTATACCTGGTTAGAAGTTCTTTCTGATCGAATTTCTCAGGCCAAAGAAAACTTTTCAGCCCCTCACCAGTACTTAAAGCGGTTTCTATCGGCCCCTCCCATTCAAACGCCCGTTTTAACATCACGTCGTAGCTACTAATTACGTGATTGTCTTTGTCCATTATCCAAGAATATAAATCACCGTCAGTCCACTTTGTACCCACAACAATCATTTGCCCTCCTGGGTCAAGAAGGTCAAGCGAGTCTTTATAACGAAGAATAACTTTATCAATCTGGTCACGGGTTCCAATATTTTCCCTCTCCACTAAATCGTCATGGATAATTAAATCGTAATGCTGACCTGTTTTTGTAGTTTCTACGCCCCAACCCGTAACCGTTGGCTCCTTACCTTTTTGACCTGTTTTTGATTGTCTTAAAGTAACTCGGTTCTCACTCCATTCTTCGGGATCCTTAGCCAAATCCCCAAAAATTCTCTTAAAGTCCTCGTTTTCTGCCAGGTGCCGTTTAATAGCCCTGACGAAGTCGGCGGCGGTTTGGTAAGTGGCGTTCTGGATTAGAATACGGACAGCAGGATTGTTAGCGATTCTGTAAAGAGAGTAACCGACAGTGAGTAAAGTACTTTTTAAATGGCCTCTGGGAACCAGAATTAGTTTTTTCTTGGATATATTGTCAGTAACAAAGTGGCAAAGATCCTTGTGGAAAGACGACAGGGGAACTTTCCCATCACCATCTTCAGCCTTGAGAATGTATTTATTGAAAATGAACAAGTCTTTAGCGGCCTTCTCCTTAAGAAGGGAGTCTTGCAGGGCCTTTTCCTGTTCGATTTGGGCTATAGCCAATCTAAGATTTTCGTTCATCAATAAAAGTTTTCACTTCTTGTTCTTTTTTCCAGTTATTTACCGCTATCCAACCACTTTCCATAAACTGTTCAATAGCCTTAAAGTCAAATTCTGGTATGTGGCTTGGTTTAAACGCTCTGGCGAACTTTCTTTTATCTGGCGAATAAAGAACAAATACCAACCCTTTGTCCTCTATGAAGGTATGGCTTGTCCACCCTTGAGGAAATTCTTCTTCCGCTGCTGCCTTAGACAGAATATCGGCTAAGGCTCGCCAGTAATCGGCAATTCTAAATCTATTCTTTCCCTCTAAGGTTTCTAAGGTGTCACCAACAACTCGCTTGGTTTCCTTATCAGCCTCTTTTCCCTTTTCTTTGACCCACTTAGACGCTTTAACTTCAGATTCTTGACCTAAAACATCAATTTCTTCTTCAAGTTCAGCCGCCGTTTTTTTACTTTGTTTTTCGGCTTCTAATTTAGTTAAACCGTTTAAAGAAACTTTCTTTTCTTTCACCCCTAAAGTATATCATACAAACTTTTTTCTTTTCTTTTTAGTAGTTTTTCTTTTCTTTTTGCTTAATTATTAACCTTAAAGGGTTTACCCTCTTGCACGAAAGGTCTTTAGACCTTGAGTGAATTTTGAAGAGGGGTGGTGGGGAGAAACTTTTACCGCAAATTTCCCATAGGGGTTGACATTGCTACTTGGATTGTATATTATGGCATTAGAAAACCACCGTTTTTAATGTACGAAAACGGGACAGAAAAAAATATTGTGTTTTGCAAAACTACTTAAAACCACTCTAACAACCGAGTGGTTTTTTGTCAAGTATTCTTCTTGAACATACATTTCTTACAAAGACGTTTCATCATTCCGTGTTCACACCTCTTCGGTTCTACATCGTAATTTTCTTTTATGTATCGGGTAGTCTCCTTAAGGACTTCTTTTTTCAAATGAAACATCACCTTGTGAGAGTTACTACAAAACACTTTCCTATCCAATTCTTTATCACAGAAGCTACAATTAACCATTAGTTAATATATTAACGATAAGTTAATAATAAATCAAGGTTTATTTAACGATTAGTAAAATACCCCCTAGAAATTATTCTGCGCTGCGTTTAGCTTTTGAGTCCCCTTCGTAAATAAAAAAAGTTTTAGAAATTTATGTCTTATTTAATATTTGCTTATACAGTACTATTTAAATATGAAAGGGGTGCTATGGGGGTTCGTACCTGTAGCCTTAGTTTATACCTATGACTGGGTATAATAAGAGTTATACTCTATACTTTAGCTTCAAACCTGAGTATCTATTATATATAGGCTGTTATTCTATGTCCTTGAGGAGCTTCTCTGTAGCCTCTCTAGTCTTCCTTAGCTCTGATATTATCTCCTTATATGATAGGTTCTCATATGGATTTATATTTACATTAAGATTGGCCCTCTTTTGAGTAGGATAATAATCAAAGACTTTAATCATAGTTTCTAGCCCTCTCAAAGCGTCAGCAGCAGTTGGTTTCTCTTCTACTCCCTTCTCTATTACTTTATTCAGTTTACTAGCTATATAATCACTGTCATAGCCTAGTTTTCTAAATACCACTTCAAGCTCATTCTTTATTTCTGGTTTAGATAAATTATCGTAGGCTATATTTCTAGCATTATTTCTACTTTTAGTATTGTAAGATAATAAAGCAGCGTCGGTCGCACTACCGAGTGTTGCATATTCTTTGACAAAGTGTCGTTGTTTTGGAGTTAGTTTTGCACGTATTCTTGGCATATCCTTATTCTACCATATTTAGATGTTTACACTAAATGAGTAGTGAAGCGTTTATATCGAACATAGTGAGATGATACACTTAATATATAAGGAGTTTGACAATACGTGGTTCTTGTGTTATACTATGTTTACTAGGTTGAAATAGTTTACTCAGAACGAGGTGAAGAATACTTTAAAAATCATTTGTCTTTTAATTCCCAGGCTGAAGCCTCTTGGAGACACACCAAGTATAATGGTATAAGCCTAAGCCTGTCACTTAGGCAGTTAAGCCTGGCGATTAGATGAGAAAGGGTATATGTTAGAGAAACAGAAGAAATACCTACGAGAGTACAGTTACAGACAACATTTCGGTGGGTTTCGGGAAATAGCCATCCAACGAGATAAGCAGTGTTGCGTTAGATGCGGAATGACAAGAAAACAGCACCAAGCTAAATGGGGTAGAGATATTACAGTCGATCATATTGATGGACGAGGTAGGTATTCTACAGAAAAAAATCATCATTTGGACAACTTACAAACTATGTGTGTTAAATGTCACGCCAAAAAGGATAGGCTGCAAACTAGAGAAAGGATGAGATTGGCAGATTCTGGAATTAGAGGGGTAAGACAAATTGGCAAAAAATGGCGTGCCGAGATCAGAGTAAATAGTAAAACTGTACATTTGGGTTACTGGAAATCTAAATTAGCGGCAGCGTTGGTGTATAAACTGGCTTTTAGACGCTATCATATCTGGGGATAAAATATATGAAAGATTATTCAAATCAAGATCACTTAATAAACCCGCCAATAGAAACTTTTAAAGATTTAAAGTCTTGGGTTAAAAGAAACAGGCTTATTGTTATTACTGGATTAGTTCTATTTATTATATTTATATTACTGCTCAGTTCCATAAACGGAAATATTTGCATGGAATATCAGCAAGGGCGTGGTTGTATATGAAACATCGAAAACAGAAACTAACGCTGGCAGAAACTTATGAAGAACTCTACGAGGAGTGGATGGACACGTTTCATGGTTCTACCAATGATGAAAGGCAATCTCTTAGAGAGGCGGCTTTGCACGTATATTTAGGAAGAACCGAACGAAGCAGAATAAAATGAAACCATTGATATTATTCCTTAGTTTATCTATAGCAATTACTTATATATTACTTTGGATTTTGCTTGGTTTGTTTGTATGAAAAAGATAATTCTTGACCTTTGTGGTGGTACAGGAGCTTGGTCAGCACCTTACAAAGAAGCTGGGTATGAGGTAATAAATGTTACCTTGCCTGACCACGATGTTATGGATATAGAGTTTACCGATAGACAGTTAATAATAAACGGGAGAGGTCAGTTAATTTATTTCACAAAAGATATTTACGGAATTTTAGCAGCCCCGCCTTGCACAATGTTTAGTTTAGCTAGAACTAGAGCAAAAAAGCCAAGAGATTTTAACGAGGGTATGATATTAGTTGAAAAATGTTTAGAAATAATTTGGGAGGTTCGTAAACGTACGGAATTAAAGTTTTGGGCTTTAGAGAATCCAACAGGTTATCTCCGGCAATTTCTAGGTAAGCCACCTTTTACTTTCCACCCGACAGACTTTGGTGAAAGATATACAAAGAGAACTGACCTTTGGGGTTACTATAATATCCCGACAAAAAGACCAATAAAATTAACAGCAGAGGAGCAGAAACTTATGTCAACCAATAGTAGAAAACTACCGAGTATCAGCGATTTAACAGGTAGTAAGCAAGCCGACAAAAGAGCAATCACACCAAGAGGCTTTGCAGAGGCTTTTTATAAGGCAAATAAGTAGCACTTTTCGTTTGAAGGGGGGTGATAAATAAAATGAATTTGCCAAAGAGAGAGAAAGTATTGTCTTGGGCTATAAACTTGGCTCTTGTCGGTATATTGGCTTTTATTGCTTACAGTACCTTTAAGACTCAAGACGTGATGCTCATAGACAAGGAAGCTAGAGAGGCTGTAGAGTTCTGTGAAGATAAGATTGAGGTTTGCAGTGAGGCCAAGAGGACTTATGAAGGCAATGTAAAGAAACCTTTATTTAAAGTTCTTCCAGAAGAAATTGGCCCCATGCCATAAGGAAGTTAGGAGAGAGATAACGAAACAAGCAGGTTAGATTATTATTACTCTTGATACCTAACCTGTTTGTTCCGGCACGCTGGTTCCGATTAAATATCGGGACTGGCTGTCAGGTATTGATGTACTTGACATTATAGATTATAATAGGACTTGATAAAATGAAGAAAATGATCCTTAAACCAATGTGCCATGATTGTATAGCCGCACCAATAAGTAGTAACTATAAATATTCAACTAAAAGTAGATGTCAATGTTCGTGCCATAAAAATAAACAGAAATAAAATGAACTTACTAACGATACAAGAAACCGCCGACTTTTTAAGAGTTCACCATGAAACAGTTCGTAGGTGGGTACGTGAAGGGAAATTAAAGATTGTCAGGATAAACAAAGAACCACGGATAGACAAAGACTATTTATTAGAGGAGTTTATTAAGGAGGAAAAGTGAGTAAATACACACTACCAATTATAGATACTGCCAAATATGCAGAACTACAAACTAAAATGAGGGAAATTCCTTTGTTCCGTAAAAGTGTAGAGCAAAAGGCTAAAGAGGCTGCCGAGCAGATATTCTACTTTGAAACAATCAACCTCCCAAAAAAGGAAAAGCAGGAGTTAAATCAATATGCCCAGCTTATTGAGATTATGCTTATTAAAGCCTTTAGTAACGGAGCAGTTTTAGGTAAGTACATACAGGAGGTTAAGATGGAAAATAATGACGGCGAAAAGATATTGGAAACTATTGCCAGTATTAACAGACAGCTTCAAGACGGCAAGTTTGCCGAGCCTTGGGAAGGCGTGGAAGTTATGAGCAAGCTACTTAAAAGATACAATAATTATTTAAAACAGTATAATAAAGAAAAGGAGTTTAATTAATGACTGTATATTGCAAGGTTCACGAAAAACCTCTAAAACTTATTCCGGCGGGTATAAGTAAAAAAAGTGGAAATCCATATAAAGCCTTCTATGCTTGTACCAGTTTTAATTGTAAAGAAACCGCCCCTGCTGTTAATGAACCAGATTCTATGGAAGAAAGTAAGAAGTTTGAGGCTGAGGTAGAGGAAGATTACTCTGTTAATCAAGCAGTAAAGAAGTTTGAAAAAGAAATTGAGGCCGACACAGATGACTCACCAATGACGAAAGCTGATTGGAGACGGAAAGATGAGCAAATTGCCCGCCTTACTTTAGCCAAGCAGTTTATCAGTGCGGGAGTAGATTTCGACACTGCGGTAAAAAATAACGATCTTAGAAAATGGGAACATTATGTCCTTACAGGGAATGACGAATAGACCAGCTCACGATACAATACTGAAAATTGGCAGCCAAGAACTCTTACCCATAGGGGACTACTACCGCTTTGTAATTCGGGAAACCTTACCCCATAAAGGGTATAAGTTTAAATTCGGAATAAGGGATAAATTACTTAAAATAGTGGCGGGTAAGGGCAAAAGACTAGCGGTGAGCTTCTCAGAGCACCCAGGACTTGAGTTTGTCCATAATCCGATTAGATGGTTAGCTTTGGGTAGGCCCCATTATGAGACCAAACTCTTTAAAGATAGACCAATGTTAATGCACTACTTTTACGTTAACTTTCGGGACGAGGTTGAAAAACCGGCTCAAGAAAAACTATTCGTATAATGGCAGACTCAGACTACTTTACTAAAAAACCATACGCACCTTTCGCCAAGAAGTTTACTAGGAAATACGGTAAAGACTTCTTTAGGGAAATTGGCTTAAAAGGTTGGGAGAAAAGAAAGCAGATGATGAGATTGAAAACCCAAGAAAAGGAGCTAAATAAATGAGTATTATAAAACATTTACAAGATAAGGAGAGAGGATAATGAGAGGTTACTGTGGAGTTGGGATTGAAGACGCTAAGTTTGTAGAGAATCTAGGTACTTTGTGGAGAAGTGCTATGTGTCTTGGAGCGGACTTTATCTTCACAGTGGGTAACAGATACACCAAAGACCCTTTAAACACCACACGAACTGAGAGACACGTTCCCTACTTTCACTACAAGGATTTGGCAGACTTCAAGGAACATTTACCTCAAGGTAGTAAAGTGGTGGGTGTTGAACTGTTAGAAGACGCTGAGGCACTAGAGATCTTTAATCACCCACAACAAGCTGTTTATTTGCTCGGTGGTGAGGATAGAGATTTGTCTAAGGAAGCTCAAAGCATTTGTGATTACAAGGTAAAGTTTAACTCAGACTTTTGTCTAAATGTGGCAGTAGCGGGTTCGGTTGTTTTGTATGATAGACAAACAAAAAGATTATTTAGCAAGTAAACTTTTAGACAGATAGAACTTATATGAAGATGAAATTGAAGAACTTGACAAACAAAATAAGCAAGAGCAAAATTAAAGTAGTAGGTCTGAAGGAGGCCAGTGGGTTCACCCTCTTTCAAAGGCTCATTGGGCAGGTGAGTCTGGTAGTAAACAAATACAACCTTCAAATACCACTGGCTTCTTTCAGGTTTATTAACTTGTCCCCATTATTGGGGAAGAATGTTAAAACCAAACTATAGCGGTCTGTTTAGGTTTATTCTAATCATAGCCGCCTTGTTACTAGCTGCTTTAATAACTTTAGGAAACAGTAATGCAAAACAGAGAACCACAATTCAAGAGCAAGAGGGTAAAACCACCAAGTTACAAAAAGAGTTAAAGCAACTTCAACAAGAAAAAGAACAACTAAATAAAGAGGTTTCGCAGAGCAAAAGACAGCAGGTTCAGCGAACACGGCAGCAGGTGTACTCGACAGGAAGCTGTGAACAATACAGAGGTATTGTTAGTAAATATGATTGGCCTGTAGATACAGTTCTTAGGATTATGAAGGCGGAATCGGGTTGTAATCCTAAAGCAGTAAGCAGTACGAATGATAGAGGACTGATGCAAATTAATTGGGTACATTCTGATAAGGTAGGTGGCGATTTGACCAAACTTTTTGATCCCCAAATAAACCTTGCCGTAGCATATCAAATATATTCTACAAGTGGTTGGACACCATGGTCGGTTTGTAGGTATAATATAAAGTGCTATTAATGAAAAAAATATATCCGAAAAAAGTAGGAGAATGTCGTCAATGCGATAAAGATATTATCGCTAAAAATTCTAGTTACGCTAATGTTGGTGGAAGAATTAGACTATATTGTAGTGGTAGTTGTCGGATGCGATATAAAAATCTATATGACAATCCTGCTTGGAGATCAGAAGTTAAAACCAAAATTGGCAATAATACAGCTAAAAAGTTAAAAGGATTTAAGCATACATTAGAACAATGTAATCTACGCCGACTAAATAACTTAGGTAATAAATCCCATTTTTGGAAAGGTGGGAAAACCAGACTAGAAATACTCATAAGAACATCAGCAGCATATAAAACATGGAGAACCGCAATATTTGAGAGAGACAACTATACTTGCGTTGAATGTGGGAAGAGAAGTAAAAAGGGTAATCCTGTATATCTCCACGCTGACCATATTAAATCATTTGCTGATTATCATGAATTACGCCTTAATATTGACAACGGTAGAACTCTTTGTGTGAATTGCCATAAATTAACTGAGAACTATCCTATTGGTTTAAGGAAAGCAAATATCCCAATGCCAAAGATATATTATTGAAAATATTAGATATGCTTATTATAATAAGTATTTAGCTGGGGGCTTCAGGCATTGGACTGTTTGTACTAAAGGCATAGTCCGATGTTGGTAAATGGCAAGACATAAACGAAGTAGATTGGATAGAAAGCAAAGTCTATATAGACAAGTAAAGAGAGCACTAGCAGCTAATCTGAAGCATAAAAAGTGAAAACATGGGGCGAGGTAGCAAGAAGACAAATAGCAAAACAATTAGAAATGAAGAAAAGAGAAAAAAACCTTATGTGGTTAGCCTTAGCAGCGTTCTTGACGTTCGTAGTCTTGCCGGTGTTGATCTTGACAATTCTTGGGTGGTTTTTCTTGACAAGAATAATCCTACCCATATTCGTCAATTAGAGAAATTTATGGAATGGCTTAATGAAAATAACCGAAGCAACTTTGAAGAAACTGAAGAACTGTCATAGATGTAAAGCAGTAAGAAAAAAGGAAGAAGAAGGACGGACATTTAGTATATTTAAAGAAGGAACGGATGAGATACTGGAAGTTTTTTGGAATTGTGACAAGCACTCTATACATGAAGAAATATATAATTGACCTTTGGTGTCGTAGGCTGGCACCTATTGCTTTGTGGTAAAAGCAATGCCCGAAAATTAAATAGAAAATTAGGAGCAGGTAAGATGATAACCCAAGCTGGCCTACGATACGGAAGGTTAATCTCAAGGAGGAGTAAGTGAAAACCTACATTGTTGCAGCCATAGTTGGCGGGTTTTTAGGGTATGTGCTGTGGCAGTGGTGGCTTCTTCAACAAATCATACGGAGGGCTTTCGATGATAGACTGTGCCCTGCTCACCAACAAGGGAATATTGTTCTGTTTCCTTCCCCCAAAGGTCTTTCAGAATTTGACCGAACAGGTGGATCACTTGGGGGCTGACATTGAAATATCTTTCGAGATTAAAAAGGAAAATGGAGACACAAGAGTAGTAACTACCCGACCAGAACATATCTTGGTCAGGTATTATTTTGGGAAAGCACAGCGAGGATAGTATTTTCCCGCCACCAGCTTACGAGTCCTCGCTTGCTCTAGGAGAGGGGAAGAAGTCCACATGGCAGGCGGAACTTCCCCTCTCCGCCACACTTTGGTTACTTCTTACTAAAACCAAAAAGCCCCGATAAACGAGGCTTCCTGACCCGACGTTCTGATTTGTAGATCATTTCTTAGTAACCGCAGCTATCTTTTCTATCCCTGTTAATCCACCGACTGCTACCGCACCTGCATAAACAGCTTGGACGATTTGTGAGTCAAGTGAAACAAAGGATAAAACAACTGCTACTATTG